TGATGGACTAAACGAAGCTGATCTTCAGATCGCGCAGTGGATAACGGCGAATATCCGATCATCGCGCCGGTTCAAGCAAGCGCAGTTGTTCATATATGGGGAGAGGAACCGTGGGAAGACTTCGTTGATAGAACACTTGGAGAAATCTCTATCCGTGTATCATATACCGGTAACGGAAGACTTTTACGACGCATATGATGATGATTATGACCTTGCAGTCATGGATGAGTTTAAGGGCCAGAAGACCTTACAATGGATGAATGAATTCCTTCAGGGTAGTAAAATGACCCTGAGGAAGAAAGGGTCTCAATACTTGAAGTGTAAGAATATCCCCGTGATTATTCTTAGCAACTATTCCCTCTCCGAGTGTTATCCTAAAGCTGCAATGGACGGAAGGTTGAGTACATTGGAGGCACGACTGCAAGTTGTGCATATTGAAAAGTTTATGAATGTTTTCAATCTATCAAATCCAAATATTGATGAATAAATTTATTTATCCGTAAATCTTATACGTGAGTATGTTTCATAGGCTAGTGTGTTGTTCTCGCTAGAGATGAAGAGTGCAAAAATACCACCAGTAGATATGGATCCTACTGTTGCCGCAGTCCCGCTGAATTGACATTCCATGTTAAATTTCTTATATATTGTTTTACAATGCTCGGTGAAAGTTCCTGCAACGATCGGTGCACCACCGTCATAAGCACTTGTTTGAAGGTAACAATCAGCCAGGATCTTGAAACGATCACGGTTGTTCAAATTCATGGGGGATAGGTAGTTAGCTGTAGCGAGTACGTCTGTGACCGCAGGTGCAGCTCCGTTAGTTTGTGCATCATAGAATAAGATCATTCTGCATGTATTGCCCTCACTATCTGTGGCTGTTTTCTCAACATTGAAGCGAAATAAGATGGATTTCATGGTAGTGCTTCTTCCAATTCTTTGATTGAAGTCAGTTCCTTGTGCTACTCCGTTGAGTAGTCCTACTACTCCAGCTGTTGTCCACAGAGTGGCAGCAGCTGTGAAGTCAATGAACTTTAGTTCATCCCTTCCTCGTCTGTTATAAACTCCGTAGAATCCTCCGGTTCTGAGAGGCGCTCTAGGAGTTGAAGCCATTCTTCCTCTAAGGATTTGACGCGCTTTTGCAACAGTTGCACGTGCTGCGTTAGCTCTTCTAGATCCAGAGGTATATGTGACAGTCTTGACGGTGCCCTTGACCATAATGATGAAGCAGGTTTAAATTCTGGTTCAAATGCAACTGATGCTTGTCTTTTAACCGGTGCCCTTTTCTTTGGGGTTTTGGGTTTAATGTCTTCGGCGCCGTTCTGCATACTTAACTGCGTCCTATCCAATGATTTCTGTTTTATAGACAAGCGTTCGCATAAAGAGCCGTTAGAAAATTCATGGAAGTGTTTCCGTGAACATCTCTGTTATATAAATTTGAATTTTCATTGCCGGTCTTTTGATGTCCTGTATTCCGGAAGTAAACCATGGACTCCCCGGCGTTCATAAATATGCTAAGCGTGCCTTATGGACTGTTCTTACAAATCCTGCAGCCCTTACTTTGGGCATTCAATTGTTGAACACTATTGCTGCCGGTTCTGAATGGAATCAACGTGTTGGTAGACAAATTATCAACAAATCCTTAGAAATTCGCATATTTATATATCATGATGATATACCTGCATCATCTACAGTAGATGTTATCCGTATGACTTTAGTGTATGATAGACAACCTGTTATAGGTACAACTCCCGTTGTCACAGATGTATATGCTACTGCTTCTATTACTTCAATGTATAATATGAACAACTGTCAGCGATTTCTCATCCTTAGAGAATGGATTTTCCCTGTTGGAACTGTTATTGGAGCTCTTACAACTCCCGCTATAGGAACACCCTCTATGGGTTGGTTAACAGATGTTGTTGACCTTAGAGACCTTCCGACTGTATATAACAGCAATACTAGTGTTATCAATCAGATTAGTACTGGTAATCTGTTTATTATGTATTATAGCCTTACGGGGAATAGTATTCTTGAATTTGCAACAAATTTTTATTTTGAAGATAAATAAATCTTGTAGCACAATACTTGAACTGACTGGCCACACAATCTCCTCGCAAACAATACTTACTAATCGGACGTAGGATGCGGGTAGGCAATCGCGTAGCTGGGTGTCCAGACGCAGTCTGTACCCAGCGCAGCCGATGCTCTCCCATCCGTACATAACCACAGCGTAAGCCGACGTTAACACAACTCCCATCGGATATTATCAAATTTGTGAGAGCTCCGAAGGGCTGCAAGCCCGTAGGTGCGGTTCACGTGCCAATGCCACTTAGCCCTCGGACAATGCCGAATCCGTATACGTACAAACCCGGTATCCGGTCGTACAAATCCGGTATCCGCTCGGATTAAACCCGGTATAGAATAAATATTCTAAAAATATAAATAGCCGTACGACACTTTTCCTGCGAGGGGAAATAATTTAAACTCTGACACATGTCAGGGATATCCTGGTGACAACCGGATATAAGACGGACGCAGGGGGCGCTATAATATTACCAGCGCCCCTAAGCGTCCAAGCGTCCTGACACTTAGCAAAAAAATGACTTCACCACTGCATAGCACAAGCTATCAGGAGATGTACTCGCCAGAGGAGGAGTTAGATGCCGCCGGACTTCTATGCTTAGAAGGTCCCGTGTCTGATGAGGATGAGACTCTGGAGAAGCCGAAGGCGCCGACAGAGAATCCGAAGAAGACCCAGTTCAGGAGGAACGGAAGGAATTTTATACTCACGTTTCCGCAATGCGACACCAAGAAGGAGATAGCTGCACAGAGAATCGAGCACCGGTACCAGGCAGAGATGAAAGGCTACATAGTGTGTGAGGAGAATCATGCCGACGGCACTCCGCACCTACACGTGTACCTTTCGTTTCACAAGAGAAAGAATTTCAAATCCGTGGATTGCTTCGACTTCATCGGTGGCAAGCATGGTAGCTATGAGGTAGCAAAGAGTGTTAGAGGGTCGGTAGAATATGTGACTAAAGGAGGTTGCTACGTAGCAAAAGGTTTGGATGTGGAGTCGATCAAGAGTAAGAAGGCTCCGAAGAATGAGACCGTTGCAAAGATGCTCATGGATGGAAAGAGTATGGAGGAGGTGAATGAACATGAGCCGGGGTACGTGATGATCAACAAAAGGAAGTTGGAGGAATACGGTACGTGGGTTCGTCTTCTCAAGCATAGGAAAGAAAAAGAAGACTATACCGCACCCACAACTGATGGACTAAACGAAGCTGATCTTCAGATCGCGCAGTGGATAACGGCGAATATCCGATCATCGCGCCGGTTCAAGCAAGCGCAGTTGTTCATATATGGGGAGAGGAACCGTGGGAAGACT